TTTTCACATTTAAAACGCCGAAAAGGTATAAAAATTTGGGTAGTACCAAGCGTGGACTTGGTATGAATTCATTTTTAAGTTTTTTTTAGTAATTGATTATCTCACCGTTAGGTTTCTTGTTTTGATAACAAAGTAATCAATTATAACCTAAATAATAGAACTTTCGTTCTAAACACACCATTATTTAGATTAACGATAGATCATATGCATGGTAGAGTTGCATCACTATCATCTTATAATATTGTCTATTTTTTATATAATTTTAGACGTAGATAATCGGACATTTTAAATGTGAAAAGGTGTAAAAATAAAAATAATATTTGTTTATTTGATGAAGATAAAATTAATTCTAAAGATTTAGTTTTATTAAATATATAAAGTTTAACTATTAATGAAATTATTATGAATAAATATGATTGGACCTCAAGTAAAAAATATAAATCATCATCGTTAAATAATGATGATATAACAAATGCGGATGATTCAACAACAAGTTCAAATTCAATATCATCATTTTCAAATCATATTTATTTTAATGATGATATTAATTATAATACTGCTTTTAAACTAAATAATGCTTTAAGATTAATGGAAACAAAACTTAAAGCATTAAATATTGATAATATACCTATTTATTTACATTTAACAACCAATGGCGGAATTATTCATTCAGCATTTAGTATTATTGATTGTATGAATTCAATAACATTACCTATTTATACAGTTATAGAAGGTTTTGTAGCATCAGCAGGAACATTAATAAGTGTAAATGGTGAAAAAAGATATATTGGTAAAAATGCTTATGTTTTAATTCATGAATTGCGTTCTGGAGTATGGGGGAAAATGAGCGAAATGGAAGAAGAAATGACTAATATTAAGAAGATACAGGAACATTTAATAAATATTTATTTAGAAAAAACAAAAATAAAAAGAAAGAAATTGAATAAAATTTTAAAGAAAGATATAGAATGGAATGCAGATGAAGCAATAGAATTTGGAATTGCCGATGAGATTTATTTAAAAAATTGATTTTTTTTATTTTAAAAATTATTTATAATGGATAATTTTTACAATGATTGGATTAGTAGAGAAAAATATTGGTTTAATAAAAATAATGAAAATGATAAATATTTATCAGATAATTATTCATTTTTAATTGATAGTTATGATTATAATATTCATTCAAAACCAATATTAGGTATATTAATATACGACCAATTAACAAGACATTATTATAGGAATGAATATAATTCTCATATCTTAAACTATTTTAATAGAAAAGCTTTAGAAATAGCAGATAAACATAAAATAACAAATTTCATAAATTATTTATGTTATAATGATTGGATGTTTTATATGTTAGTTTATAGACATTCTAATATAAGAGAAAATTTATTATTTGTTATGAATGAATGTTGGAAATTAACGCCATTACCTATAAAATTTATAAAAGCAACATATACAAGAGCTAATTTTGAAGAAGAATTAGATTATTATAAATATTCTCCTGTTGATTTTGATTTATCTATTTTAGAAAATTATCCTGGAAATGAAATAAATGATAAGCAATTATATAGAATTGGCGAATTTGAAAATATTAATAGTAATTTAATTATTATTAGTTTATCGGGAGGTGTTGATTCTGTCGTATGTTTATTTAATATAGTTAAACTATATCCAAATAAAAAAATAATAGCAGTTCATATTAATTATAATAATAGAACAGAAGTAGAGGAAGAAGTTAAATATCTTCGTTGTTTATGTTGTTTCTTAGATGTTGAATTATATGTTCGTAAAATAATAGAAATAAATAGACATATATGTATGTGTAATGATATGAGAGATATTTATGAATCTTATACTAAGAAAATAAGATTTAATTGTTATAAGAAATTTGGAGAAATGCCAACAGTAATATTAGGACATAATAAAGATGATTGTTTTGAGAATATATTGACAAATATTGCATATAATTCTAAATATGAAAATTTAAGAGGCATTGAATATTCATCACAAATAGATAATATAAATTTTATTAGACCATTAATAAATGTTTCTAAAAATGATATTTATAAATATGCAATAACTCATAATTTACCTTATTTAAAAAATAGCACCCCTAATTGGAGTCAAAGAGGTAAAATAAGAATGGAAATTGTTCCTGTATTGATGAATTGGGATAATAGAATTATAGATGGTTTATTTAATTTAAGTGATGTAATGCAGAATTATAATGAGATTTTAAAAAAATCAATTGAGAATTTTAATGAAATTGAAATTGGTAATATAGAAACATTAAATACTACTAAATTATATTGGAAACATGGAATATATAAATTATTCAAATTCTATATTACAAATAAATCATTAGCGGCATTAATATCAAGATTAGAATTGTGGAAAAATAAATATAATTCAATTGATATTAATAAAAAATCATTAATAATAGTTTCTAATAATCTTACAATTATAATTATAAAAAGATTAAATAATAAATATGAATTAATTAAAAAATATGACAATACTCAAAATTAAAGAAATAGCTGATTATATTATTTCTTATATTAATGATAATAAATATAAAATAAATAATTATAAATCATTTGATTATTTTTTTTATAATAATTTTCATATAATTTTAAGTAATTTATTAAATGCAAATTATGATAAATTTAATAATCATATTATTCTTAATAATTATATTATTATTGTTGATAATGATAATGATAATGATAATGATAATGATAATGATAATGATAATGATAATGATAATGACAATGGAAATAATAAATATTATATATATATAAATGAATATGAATTATTAGAACCAAAAGGACCAATATAAAAAATGATATAATATTTAATAATTATTTAGATATATATATGAAGAAAATTGAAAGTATCCATAATAAGACTAAACAAAATGAAGAATTACCTTATAATAATAATAATGTTTTATTATCAAATAATGATTTAAAGACATTTTTTAATAGAAATGGATTAACAGATATTAAATATAATAATATTAATTTATATAGAAATGCGTTTATTCATAAATCTTATTGTACTATGAAAAATGCTGATTTTGAAAGTGGAAATATTAATTGTCCTAAGGATTGTATTCCTTTACAAGATATGTCATATGAAAGATTAGAATTTTTAGGAGATGCTATTTTAAATATGGTAGTTGCCAATTATCTATATTTTCGCTTTCCAGATCAAAATGAAGGATTTCTATCTAAAATAAGAACTAGAATAGTTAATGGGAAAATGTTAGGATTTTTATCTAATGAAATTGGATTTCCAAAATTTGCTATTATCTCAAAACAAGTTGAAGAAGCAAATGGAAGAAATAATTATAAAATTATGGAAGATATATTTGAGGCATTTATAGGTGCGTTATATACTGATTTTCAAAGTCAAGAAGATTCTGTTAAATTACCTTCAAAAATACAATTAACTCCATTAACAGGTGCCGGATATTATATCGCTGAAAAATGGATTATTTATATTATTGAAAATTATATTGATTTTAGTGAATTAATTATACAAAAGACAAATTATAAAGATATGTTGGTTTCATATATGCAACATTCAATGCAAGATATGCCTAAATTCTGTGAATTAGGTGTAATAACTAAAGATAGTGTTAAAATATTTAATTATTGCGTTAAAAATAGAAATAATGATACAATTGCAACTTCAACAGGATATTCAAAAAAAGAGGCAGAAAATAATGTAAGTAAAGAAGCATTAATTTATTATGGAATTGAAATTCAATAATTTAGTAAAAAAATAATATTATAATATAGAGATATGTCAAATACTTCACTAACACAAGATGAAATATATACTTCTTTAATGAAATATTATTTTAATAATAAAAATAATTTACATCCAAATATAATTGATCCATATAATGCGATTAATTTAATACAAAAAAAAAATTACAATCATAAAGAATTAAATTTAATTTATTCACAATTATTAAATTATACTTATGCTGCTACAGCACGCGAAATAAAAAATCATGAAGATGTTAATGCACATTTAACAGAAATTCATAGATTATTAAAAAAATTAGTTAAAGAAGATCCAGAACCTCCAGCAACTCCTGGTACCTAATTGATAAAACATTTATTATTAATTTCTACTGTTCTAGTAAAATTTTTTTTTATTCTTAGTGGTATATATAAATACCATGTATTAATTCCTATAATAATCATCAATAAAAGTTTTTTTAATGAATTCATATATATAAACAAGTTATAATAAAAATTATTTATATATAGATGGATTATAAACGAATACAAATTGATTCAATTGCTATTGGAGTAAAAGATGTTTATAATATTGATTTAACCAAAGATAATTTTATCAATTCTTATCTAACAGTAGGACATTTATCTTCAAATTATGATTCTATAAATAATATAAATACATTAGATTATAAACATAATTTAATTGTTTCTGAAAAAGGTGTTGGTGTAAATACAACAAGAAATTTAATTAATCTAAAATCAAATGATTCATTAGTAGTTCAAGGTAATATTCATTGTATAGGTAATATTTATGCAAATGGAATTGTATTAGATGAAACAATTGAAACAACTTTATCACAAACAATTCAAGATTTTAAACAAATATTAAATAGATTATCTTCACATCTTCTATTTTATAATACAAAAGATTATACTGATAATAATATTTATACTACTCATAATGTTATTATTGGAAATGATAATAATGCTACTAATAATACTAATCCATTAAAAATATCTCGTCATTGTAATAATAATATAAGTAATATTCAATTAGTAATTCAAAATAATGATACTCATTCTAATTTCCCTGCTAATATTAGTTGTGGTATTATTGGGAATATTTATTCATCACCCGCACATATTATAACATCTAAAAATATGCCATTGCATTTTAATATTAATAAAACTTATAATGAAATTAATGACTTATATTATTATAATAATGATTTAAGAAATTTCCCTTTATATAATGAAAATACTTATCCATCATTAGCATTAGATATTAATAGTTCTGTTGTCATTAATTCAAATTCATCAAAAGAAATATCATATAATAAATATTTTATGAATTTATTTGCAATTTCTTCAAGTATAATAAATGAAAATCCTAAATTATATGTTAATGGTTCATTATATGCTGAAAATATTATTATTAATGATTATGTATCAAAATCACCAAAAAATTTAGATGATATTTATATGCGTCAGGGAAATTTAGGAGGTTTAACATTATTCCCAAATCAAATTAGAGGTGGCAATTTTAATAAAGATGAATTCATATTTAATTCAAATGTTTATATTGGAACTAATACAAATGATTATAAATTAAAAATATTTGGAGATTTAGAACTTACCAAAAATTTAAATACCAGTAATATCATAACCAGTAATATTACTATTTATAATGATTTAACTGTTGAAAATAATGGTAAATGTGAATTTAAAACAGATTGCTATTTTCAAAATATTTCTCAATTTAATCAAATAAATTGCGAAAATACTTTAACTGTTAAAACATTAACAATTACTAATAAGTTAATATATAATGGTAATGATATTTCACTTGCAAAATTACAAGATAATATACCATTGACAAATGAAATGCCAAATTTAACTATAAATAATTCATTAAATGTAGGTGGTAAAGTTACAGGAATAACTGATATTAATTATAATAGTGAAATTATTAATATTTATAAATATAATAAAATAGAACAACAAAATAAATTTGAATTATATTTGAATGATACTACAATTGCAGCATATGGTTCAAAAGCATATATAGGTCATTGTCCTTTAAATAATTTATTAGATGAAAGAGATAATAGTTTAGTCATATTAACTCAATATAATACATTATGGAATAATATCTATTTTTATGCAGGTAAAAATAAGAATGATGTTAATAACTTAATTCCAAATTTAGCAATTATGGAAAATAATAAAATAGGTATAAATACTAATAATCCTGAAAAAACATTAGATATTAAAGGAGATTTAATAGTATCTAATTATTTTTATAGAGAAGGTTCAAAATCTTTCAAATGTAAAATTCCAATAATTTATAATAATTATAATAATATTTCTGATCTTAATATTAATATTCCTGAAAATCAATTATCTATCATAAATTCTAAGAAATTAAATGTTATTGGAGGTGTTAATTCTTATGATGGTTATTTTGAAAATAATTATAAATTAGCTTCAATAAAAATAATTGATAATTCTTCAAATGCTATAATTGAAAATACTAATATTGGTATTGGTATTAATATCCCCAATTCAAGAATAACTATACCATTACAAATAATAAATACAAATATTAATAATAATAAACTTAATAATAGTACTATTACTTTTTATCGTTCTATTGATAATTCTAAATATTCAGGAATTGATTTTTGTGATGATTCAACAAATTCTAATATTGTTAATATGAATAAATGGTATATTTATAAAAATCATATTACAGATGATATTAATTTTGTAGGTCCTTTACAAATAGGTTATATTAAAAATGGATATATTCCAAAAAAATCTTGTATAAATTTATATTATGATAATAATAAATATTATATTGATATTAATAATTCCAAAACTTATAATTCAGCAGATGAATTTAATAAAAATAAAGAAGATATGCGAATTAATGGTAATGTTAAAATAACTGGTGATTTAGATATTGATGGTTCTATTAATATTAAAGGAAATTATAAATTTAATGATAATAATATTCTTTTTTCTCCCAATCCTGTTGAAAAAATAATAACTAAAATATATTCATTAGGTAATAATGTTTATTATTTTGATACTATTCTATCTCCCAATCATCCTAAACAAATATCTTTTCTAAATTGTAATATAGCCGCCAGTCTTAATATTAATATCAATGATGATATATTAAATCCTAATAAAGAACTTAATATTTTAAATTCAACAAATAATTCAAATATCAGTTATAATAATTATCTATTATCTTCAAATATTAATAATGATATTATTACTTTTTCTAATTCTTTTACAATAAATAATATCAATAATATTAATAATTCTATTATAACAGAAATTAATAATAATTTTCAAACTGCAGATGATATAAAAGATAATTATACTCTTAATAATTCAAGTATTACTAATAATGATTTAATTCAATTATCATTAAATAATAAAAAATATGCATATTCAAATTTTTTAATTTCATCCAATATTTATAATAATATTAATAATATTAGAAATATCCCTATTAATTCCTTTATATCAACTGCTAACAATAATAGTAATCTTTCATTAATTAATAATAATAATATTATTACTTCTTATAATTCTTTAATTTATAACCCTGATATTAATGTTATTACCAAATTAAGTTGTAATATTTATACCAATTCCTTAAATATGTATAATAATGCAGTTTCTTATAATTCTTTCTTAAATTCAACTAAAAATAGTATTTTTACAAATATTTATTTAACAAATTCTTCAAATAATATGAATTCTATGTCTAATATCTATATAGAAACTAATAATTATAATAATTATCTAGTTAATACTAATTTTGAATTAGATACTAATATTATTACATCTAATTATTTATATGCTACAAGTAATAGTAATAATATTATAATTAATAGCAATTCAGCAAATACATTTATATCTAATTATACAAATGTTATAAATATTATTAGAGACCAAAAAGCACAATTAGAATTGAATTATAATAATAACTATTCTGCATATAAATCAGCAAATAATATTTCAAATATTCTTAATTTACCTAGTTATAAAAATAATGCAATATTAAATTCTAACATTTCAGTTATTAATTATTCTTCAAATCTTATCTTTGAAAATCATTATAATAATTATGTCAGTAAAATCAATAATATATATGATTATAATTCTAATATATATCTAACTTATAGAACTTTAATCACTACATCAAATGATTTTTTAAATAGAAATTATTATAGTAATTATGAGATATATCATAATGTAAATTTAAATATTAGTAATACAATTGGAAAAGAAAATGAAATTTATAATTTTTCATCAAGTAATGTTGAATATACTTCTAATATTTTAAATATAACTTCTAATATACATACTACATTTAATAATATAATAAATGATATTGATAGTTATAAGAATATATATATAATAAATTCAAATTTAGCATATGATAATTATATATATACATCTAATACATATGAATTATTAAAAGATAATTATAAAAATTTAAATTATATCATTGATATTAATAATATTGTTAAATCAGGTTATAGTAATAATTTAATAGCATATAATATTTATGATAATGTATCAACACAAAAAAATAAAATAGATAATGTTAGTAATTTATTATTAACTAATTTAAATTATTTAATTAGTGATAAAACCTCAATATCTAATATTAATAATATTTGTAGTAATTTTAATATTATTAAAAGGGATGATGATATTATAAATGTTCTAACAAGTAATAAAATATATTCATATGATATTCATTTATCTTCAATGAATATAACTTCAAATATCTTATTTAATTATTCAGAACTTTATGAAAATTTAAGTAATTCTATTAATTTTTATAATAAAAGTAATTTAAATATAGAAATTAATAAAACAAGAACAATAACAGATAAAATAATTTTTTCTATCAATAATGATATTTCTTCATATTTAGAAAAATCAAGTAGTAATTTAAGTTTAACATCAAATTTAGATAATAAAATTTCATCAATATCAACTGAATATAATGAAGATTTAAATATTTATCGTAATGACGAAGATTTAAATAATGGTATAGAATTAATTCTTCATCATTTAGAAACTGAATTAGCAACTTTTAATAATTATAAATCTTCAATTCTTTCATTATTTTCTAATTATACTATTGAAGATTATTTTAAAGAGGCATATGAAAATAATATAATGATGGTTGATTTTTGTATAGCTTTATTAAATGAATTAATAACAAATGCTAAAGAATTAAAAGATATGATTATTGCTAAAGGATTACCATCAATATTATTAGAATTAACATTAGATATTACAAATAAATATATAAATTTTATTAATAATAGTTATAATTTTGCTATTTCAACTTCAAAAGTCGTTGAAGCTATTAATAATAATGTAAATATATATATCATATCATCTTTATCAATAATACCTCTGCTAAATACAATGATTGAATATGCTAATAATCATCTACAAGAAGCATGGACCATTATTTCACATAAGATAGTATTATTTGCGAGTTTATCATATTCATTAAATATTATTATAAGTTCATCAGCTGTATTAAGTGAAAATGCTAATATTAATAATAATGAGGGGAAAAATACGGATGTATTAATAATTGGGAATAATATTAAATTATATCCAAATAAATCATTAATAATAGGATATGAAAATGATTATACAAGATGGTTAGAATTGATAAATGATATATCAAAAAAATCAGTTGCCTATTTCTTCAATTCTGAATATAATTCTTGTATATCTAGTTTTAATTGTAGAGCTCAAAAATTTAAATCTTCTTTAAGTAGTTCAACATCATTAAAAACATCAACATCTATAGATATAAATTTAATAGATACGTCTATTAAAGATTATGAAGATTCAATGTTTGATGGTGTATCATTGAAATTATCTCATATATATCATAGAAATAATAATTATGATGCAAATGCTAATTCAAATAATACAATATTTGAAATAGTAAATAGAAAAAATTTAACAAATCCTTATTTTAGTATTTATAGTTATAATAATAATAATATTTTTAATATAGGTAATGGTGATTTTTATGATGATAATAATAAATGTATTAGTGAAGATACAGTAGTTCATATTAACGAAAATACATCAAAACATTTATTAAAATTATCTAATCCTTCTACTAATCCAGTGACATTATCATTTGTAAATAATAATATTAATAATTGGAGTTTATCAATTACAAATAAATTCAATTTTATTTATAATACAAAAAATATTATTTCTATTAATCCTAATGGTGTTATTATTAATCCTACTCTTACTGAAAATAATGATATTGCTTCCTTATATATAAATAATACTATAAATAATTCAGCATTAACATTAAATAATAATTACGAGACCATTAGAATTAATAGGAATATGAATAAAAATAATATGAATATTAGTTATAATAGTGATGGTATTATTTATTCAAGTATAAATCAAGAACTAGAAGATAAATTTGATTTTTCAAAAGTATCATTTGAAGTTAATGAAAAAATATTATTACAAAATATTAAATATACATTATCTAATATTCCTGTTAGTTTTAATAATATTAATGTATATAATAAATTTAAAGAAAGTATTAATGATAAAGGTAGTGGTGATAATTATGTATATATTCTTCCAGATATTAGATTTAATGATTCTAATATAAGTTATGAAAATAATGCTACTATAATAAAAGTAATTAATTTTAAAATAGAAGAAACAGGACCAATATTATTTACAATTAAATATGTAATACCTAAACATATAACTAATTTTAGTTCATCTTTAACAGAATATGGTGGAAGTACTTTTGATTATTATATAAAAACTGAAGTACTAGAAACAGGAATACCTGATGAAAAATATGCAACAATTGAATTAAATTATGAGATAGGAGTTTATAAAATAACAAATAGTATTAAATTTTATAAATATGGAACATTTATGAATGAAACTTTAGATATTACTATTAAAGATTATTATTATACAATTGTAAGACCAAATAATATTGTTCCTAAAAGTATATATAATAATAATCATACAAATACTATTTTAACATCAATTACAAATAATATAATAAATATTACTAATAAATTAAATTATTTATCAATTATTACTAATGAATTAAATTATTTATCAAATATTCCTAATAAAGTTAAATTTGAAAAAACTTATATAGAACCTAAAATTACGAGACTTTATCCAATTACAATATTTAATAATGATTATAATATAAATATTGAAATAAATGTGACAGATAAATATGATGTATATTTTACAGATGGAAATGAAACAACAACAATTGAATATATAAATGTAAATGCAAAATTACCAACAATAAAACAGAAAAATATTTATAATAATTATCATAATATTTATAGTTATACTGATGATTATGAAATTTATTTTAATACAAAAAAATTATTAAATATTGATAATACTGGTACTTTAACAACAAATGGAAATATACATACAAATAATATTTATTTAAATGGTGATATATATAATTCACAAGGTATATCATTATATGATAATATATTATCACTTATTAATAATATAACAAATGATGCTAATTATGAATTAAATTCTAAAAATATTATTTTAAATCCAGCGATTGGTTTAAATGATTATAAAGGAGGTGTATTAATTAATGGTACTAATATTAATGATATAAATAATAATTTATTTCAAATTAATAATTATTTAACAAATGATAATTTTATAACTTTAAATTCATGCACTAAAAAATCATATATTCATTTTAATAATAGAATAATTAGTTCAACAACAAACAGACAAATAAATTCAATTTATAGATTAGGTAGTGAAAATAATATTTTTGGTATTTGGAAATATAAAACTTTATCTAATTATAATGAAAATTATTATATTGATACAAATATAGAAAATAATTGTGATAAAGTTTTTGATATTGTTCCAATAAATAATTCAGATACATTTAATTTAAATATGAATGGAAATTTTAATGGTACTTTAATTACAAATTCAGATATTAGATTAAAAACAGATATTAAAAGAATTGAAAATGCATTAGATAAAATAATGACATTACAAGGTATAACATATACATCTGTTGAAAATAAAAATAAAGAACAAAATAGAAAAACAGGATTAATAGCTCAAGAAGTTAATCAAGTATTACCAGAAGCAACTTCTATAAATAGTGATGGATATTATAGCATATCATATGGTAATTTAGCGGGATTAATAATAGAAGCAATAAAAGAATTAAAAACAGAAATTAATGAATTAAAATCAAGAATTACTTAATTCCTAATATTCTTTTAATTGTATTAAAAGTTTTTTGATTAAATTTAGATTTACCATTTTCAATATTTGTAATAAAATCACTATTTAAAGAACTACTTATTTTTTGTGCTAATTGTTTTTGTGTTAATCCTAAAGCAGTTCTTCCACCTTTAATAATATCTATTTGTTCTTGTGAATAAGTAATAATACGATGTACTTCATTATCATCTTCAATATTAGGTTTATTGATATGAATATTTGATTTATTGATAGTTGATGTAGAATTATTATTATGTGTTTTAGTTTTTGTTAAAACAACTGGTTTAAAATCCTGATAAACTTTCCAATAACTACTCATTTTTATATAACTTCCTTTATTATAATAATTATCATTTTTTTTTAATTGGAAAAAATGATATAAACATATGATATATATATTACAAATAAAATAAATGGCAGTAAAACAAATTATCGATCGCTTTGTTAATTCAGTTGATGTAAATAATAATTATACAACTGTTGAATTAGTCAAACTTCTTAAAGAAGCGGCAAAAAATAATAAAAGTAAATCAACAGATGCATCAGGAGAACCAAAAGTTAAAAAACCTCCTTCTGCTTATAATCTTTTTATCAAGGAACAAATGGAACTTCTAAAGTCTGATGGATGTAGTCCAAAAGATCGTATGCGTAAAGCTACTGAAAAATGGAAAGAGGCAAAAGAGAAAAAAGCAGAAGATCCAAAAGTTGAAGATGATACTTCAACTGATGAATAATTTTTTTTAATTTCTTTTTTTTAATTCGTGCTAAGAACTTCACGAACTTTCATTAGTGCTTTTCCTAACCGATTAGTACCTTTCCAATTTTCAGGAATAGTATTAAGAGTATCAGTGATATTAAGACCATTACCCCAAATTTTATCATAGGGAGAACATTCAACAATGATTTTATTTTCTGTTCTTAGTAATTTTTGTTTTAATTCCAAATTTTGAGAGAATTTAGCAAGATTAGCTTGAAATACAATTTCATCTGCAACTTTATTCCATTTATTTTCATCAAAATTTTTAACTAGTCGACCTAAAGACTTATGTTCTTTAGGTTCAGTAGCTGTCATAATTAATTTAAATGTTTCTTCATCATTGAAAAATTTAGCTTTCTGCGCCATCATATATTGTTCGCAACAGTTATAAGTTATATTATCAATAATGAAAGAACTAATAAACCATTGGGACGGATAATTTGATTTGAAATAAACTCCATACTCATTCTCAAAAAACTTTTCATTATGTTCTTGCATCTTTTCCTTATGAAACTCTTAATTATTTTTATTAAAGATTGAAATCATTTTTTTAATCTTTTTCTTATAAAAAATGATAAATTTATTATTAATATTATTATTATAAATGACTAAACCTATTTTAAAATGGGTAGGAGGAAAAACACAAATTATAGATAAAATTATTAATAATTTTCCAAAAGAAATAAATAATTATCGTGAAATATTTTTAGGTGGTGGAAGTGTATTATTATCATTCCTTTCATATGTTAAGAATAAAAATATAAAAATAAATGGTGATATATATGCTTATGATATAAATGAACCATTGATATATATGTATAAAAATATTCAACAACGACATAATGAATTATTTAATTATTTAGAAAATATAATTTTAGAATTTAATAAATGTAATAATGAAGAAATTAATAGAACTCCTGAAAATTTAGAAGAAGCAATGAAAAATAAAGAAAATTATTATTATTGGATAAGAAATACTTATAATAAATTATCAAATGATGAAAGAAATGATATTATAGGGTCATCAATGTTTATATTTCTTAATAAAACTTGTTTTAGAGGCATATTTAGAATGGGTCCAAATGGTTTTAATGTTCCATATGGTAATTATAAAAATCCTGAAATTATAAATAAAAATCATTTAGAAGAAATTCATCATTTAATCCAAAATGTTAAATTTGAATGTTGCGATTTTTCTAGTTCTCTTAATAAGATTGATGAAAATGATTTTATATATCTTGATCCTCCATATGCACCTGAAATAAATACATCTTTTGTTGGATATACTAAATCAGGATTTACTTTAGAACAACATAAAAATTTATTTGAATTAATTCATAAATTATCAAATGAAAATAAAAAAATAATGTTAAGCAATGCTGATGTTAAATTAGTTAGAGATTATTTTGATGATAATGATAATGATAATGATAATGATAATGATAATGATAATGATAATGATGATGACAAATATAGGATTATAGAAATTGTATGTAAAAGAACAATAAATTCTAAAAATCCAAATGCGAAAGCAAATGAAGTTATTATAATGAATTATTAATCCATTTATTTAATAAATCAAAGTAATTTTCATCATCTCCATATAAAACATTAATATTATTTTCAATAAATATTTTATTCAATATTATATATTTTTTATCTTCTGATATAAATTTATTTTTTAGAAAATTATTTACACAAAAACAATAATATATATTAAATTTTTCACCTAAAACTATTTCATATTCTCTTTTTAATGATGTTCCAGCCCATAACTTAGTTTCAACAGAACCATCCATATTTTGTTCTTTTTTTTCTAAAATTTTAATATCTATTTTACCAGATTTATATTCAATTATATAAGCTTCATCGGGACATCTAAATATATCAATATCATATTTAAATTTCATATATTTTTTTAATCCATTTTGTAAAGTAAATATTATTGTTTTATCTTCAAATGTTTTAGATAAATAATAATTATATTTACATTTATCAGGTAGTTTATATTCAATATATCCAATATCTAATAATTTATTATAATTATTAGTTTTGTCTTCAAACAATTTACCATAATAATTTGTATTAGCACCACCAGCACCAATTCCTTTATTCATTAAGTATTATTAATAATCTAAATTATCATTTTTTAAAAATATGTAAATAAAAAATGATAATTATTATTGATTATTAATAACAATAACGATAAATAATGACTGATAAAAACAAAATGAATAAATATGATATTATTAATTCTATTAATATTCATTATTATAAAAAAGGTATTTCTTGTGGTAATATTTATAAATTATCAAAAGAAAAATTATTAACTATTCTTATTGATAATGATATTGAATATATATCAAAAGAACAATTAAAAGAGGATATTATTAATATTGAAACTTATAATAATTTAAGAGATGTTATTTATTGTAATTTTATTAAATATGAAAATATACCATATGAAGTAATTTCAAATATTACTATCTCAACTACTATTGAAGAATTAACAGAAATTATAAATAAATATGAATTAAAGAATGAGAAAAATTTTCAAAATGATAAAGAACTTATTCTAAATTTATATAAATCTTATAATAATTATTGTAAATCTTCTTCTATTTCTAATAAATGTATCTATATCACTCTACCTAATATTATAAAATCACTTAAAGATATTATTTAAATCTCCTTAAATGTTTTTATGAATAATGCGGCAGTAATTTTAGTATCAATAATAGGTTTAGGATAATTAATATTAGGATATTGTTTTTGTTCCCAATTTAATATAATTTTATTAGAAACTTCTCTTAATTCTGGAACCCATAATTTTATATATTCACAATCCTTATCAAATCTTTTCATTTGTAATGTTGGAGAAAATATGCGAAAATATGGTTGACTATCTGTACCTGTTGATGCACACCACTGCCAACCACCATTATTTGAAGATGGGTCATAATCAACAAGAGACTTAGCAAAATATTCTTCACCTTTACGCCAATCAATTAATAAATTTTTAACTAAAAATGATGCTACAACCATACGACATCTATTGTGCATCCATCCAGTTATTTTTAATTGTCTCATTGCGGCATCTATTAATGGGAAACCAGTTATACCATTAACCCATTTATTAAATAATTCTTCATTATTATTCCATTTAACATTTTCATATTTCTTATTAAAAGATGTTTCAAATATATATGGAAAATAAAAAGTTATAATTGCATAAAAATCGTGCCAAAACAATTCTCTAATTATTCCATGATTTAATGGTAATGAATAATATATCTCTCTAATACTAATACAACCAAATTTAATATAAGCACTTAATTTTGTAGTTCTATTTAAATATGGATAATCTCTTTCTTCATCATAATTATTAAAATAACCCTTCTTCAATTTATCCAAAATTTCTAATGCTTTTATTCTTCCACCATTTACTAATATTTGATTATTTGCAATAGGTCTTAAGAAATCAAAATCTTTTAAGTTTTTTGAATTATTATCTTTAATAAATTTGATTTTTTTATTTAATAATGGTTCGGGCTTCTTTAAAATAGCTTTCTTATAAAATGGCGTAAATTTTAAATAAGGTTCATTATTATCTTTAAGAATACTATTTATAGGATTTATTGTATAATCTTCAAATGCTATTATCTCAATCTTATTTTTATTCGCCCAATTATTAATATCATTATCTCTTTTTTTAGCATAAGGAGTATAATCCTTATTATAGGCAATTATATCAAAATTATTTTTTTTATATATTTCTTCAATAATAGTTATATCATTTGTATCAGTATAATAAAAATTAAGAAATGATAATTCTTCTAATGATTCAAATAAAAATTGTGCTGAATTTTTAGAATAATATTTATTAACTTTTTCATCTATTTGTTTTTTATTAAATATGAATATTGGTATAATTTCAATCTTTGGATATTTAATAACTATCTTATTTAATGTTGTATTATCATATATTCTCAAATCCCTTCTAAATATAAATAATGCCTTCATTATATTATTAATAATATATAACTATATATATAATAATTATAAATAAATGATACAATTATTAGCATTTGATATTGGTATTAAAAATATGGCATATTGTTTCTCTATTTGTAATAATGATAAATTTAATGTAATGAATATAAATAAAGTAGATTTAAATTCTAAAAAAAATAATATTCAAAATATTATTGACAATACTATTGAATTTTTAGATGATATTATGAATTCATTAAATATTGATATTAATTCTAAAATAATAATTCTTATTGAATGTCAAATGACCTCAATAATGAGAACTATTCAAACATGTATAAATACTTATTTTAAAGTTATTAGCAAACATCAAAATATAGATATAGATACTATTTATGTATCTGCTAAACATAAACTGAAAATTATGGATATATATCCTGATACTATTGTAAATGATAAATATAAACAAAATAAATTAGATTCAATATTTTATACAACTCATTTATTAACATCTACATTTAAAGATGATAAAACATTGGAAATTATAAATTCCTTCAAAAAAAAAGATGATTTATGCGATGCTTATTTAATGTGTATATATTATTATTCAAATATATATTCAAAAAAATAAATTTATTTATATAATATAGATTTATTTATAACAATATGGCAACTGATGATTCTAATACTATAACAACAGGAAATATTGTAGGTGGCATATTTAGTTTAATATTTACTCTTATATGGCTAATTGCAGCTGCAACTGGATTTATAATGTCTATTATATGTTTATCTTATGATGGTACAGCAGGAGCTAAAACAGCAGGTGTTTTATTAGCATTATTTACAGGTCCTTTCTTCTGGCTATATTATATATTTAGAAAAACTTATTGTACTAATAATAATTATTATCCTCAATAAATAATAGAATAATAATTTAAATGATTGAAATTATTTTGATAATATTATATTTAATATGGGTAATTTCTAGT